TTGAGGAACCGCCCGCGCGTCCCCGTGACCATCGCCCTGGTGATCGGCCTCATGGCCGTCGCCCTGTCGCAGGCCTCCGCCGCTCAGCCGCCCCGCCCCGTCGGGCTCGTGACCGCCATCCCCGCCGCCGGCGCAGGCGGCAACCCGCTGGCGCGGCTGCCGCTTTTCGTTGACACCGAAAGCCGTCCGCGCGCGCAGGCCGAGCGTTGGCGCGCCACCCGGCCCGCCGACGCCGCGCTGCTGGACCGCATCGCGCGGGAGCCGCAGGCGATGTGGGTGGGCAGCTGGTACCCGGATGTGAGGGCGACGGTGGCCGGAGTGATGCGCAGGGCGCGCGCGGCCCGGCAGATGCCGGTGTTCGTCGCATACAACATCCCCCACCGCGACTGCTTCGGCGCGAACAGCGGGGGGGCGATGTCGCCGCGCGAGTACCGGGCCTGGATCGCCCGCCTGGCGGCGGGCATCGGCGGGGGCCCTGCCGCGGTGGTGCTGGAACCGGATGCGCTGGCCGCGGTGACATGCCTCCCTCCCCGCCTGCGGCGGGAGCGCATCGCGATGCTGCGCTGGGCGACCGCGCGCCTGGCGCGCCAGCCCGGGACGGCGGTCTACATCGACGCCGGTCACGCCACGTGGATCCCCGTCGGCCAGATGGCGCGGCGGCTGAGGGCGGTCGGCGTGAAGCGCGCCCGCGGCTTCGCCCTGAACGTGTCGAACTTCCACACCACGAAGGCGAACGTCCGCTACGGCGCGCGTCTCTCACGCGCGGTCGGCGGCGCGCGCTTCGTGGTGGACACCGGCCGCAACGGCGCGGGGCCGAAGGCCGGCGACTGGTGCAACCCGCCGGGCCGCGCGCTCGGCGCCGCGCCGACCACCGCGACCGGCCACCCGCTGATGGACGCCGGCCTGTGGATCAAGGCGCCCGGGGAGTCGGACGGCACCTGCAACGGTGGCCCGGGGGGTGGCGCCTTCTGGCCGGAATACGCGCTGCGCCTCGTGCGGGCCGCCCGCTGATCGGGGGAGTGACAGGAACGACGCACCGCCTATAGCATCGCCGGCATGTGGAGCCGATGCGTGATCGCGCTGTCCCTCATCGCCCTCGCGTTGGCCCTGGGCGCGCCCATGGCAGCCGGGGTGCAGTTCACGGTCAACTCCACGGCCGACGGCGGCGATCTGAACACGGCCGACGGTGTCTGCGCCGCGACGGGCGGGGCGTGCACGCTGCGCGCCGCGATCCAGCAGGCGAACGCCGCGGCCGGTGCCGATGTCGTCGTCGTGCCGCCGGGCACGTACGCGGTCTCGTCACCTCTGTCGGTCACCTCGCTGATGACGATCACGGGGACCGGGGGCGCCCGGGCGACGCTGATCGCCGGGGCACCGTCCGCGTCTGTGGTCACGATCGCCAGTTCAGGCGTCACGGTTCGGGGGGTCACCGTCACCGGCGGCAGGCGGGGCATCGACGTTCAAACCGGCAGCGACATCCTCCTCGACCAGGTCGTCGTGCGCGACAACGGCCTGACCTCGCCGGCCAACCTGTCCGGCGGGGGCATCTATGTCGCCGCGAACGGCGCCGTGACCCTCAGCCGCAGCCTGGTGGCGGAGAACACCCTGATCTCGACATCCGGCACCGCTTTGGGCGCCGGGATCTACGTCGCGAGCGGAGGCGTGCTGACTGCCGTCGCAACGACGATCGTCCGTAACGTGGCGAACTCGCAGAGCGGCTCGGGTGCGTACGGGGGCGGTGTCAACGTTGGGCTCGGCGGCCAGGCGGTGCTCCGGCACGTCACGATGGCCGGCAACAGCAGCCCGAGCGGATCGGCGGCCAGCTATGGCGGAAACCTCTACAGCTCGGGCCAGACCGTCGTCGCAGACTCGGTCGTCGCATCGGGTCAGGCCACCTTCGGAGCGAACTGCTCGGGTTCGATCACCGCTCAGGGGCGCAACATCGACTCGGGCACGACGTGCGCTTTCGGCGCCGGGCACCTGAACAGCACCGACCCGCAGCTCCTGCCGCTGGCCGATCACGGCGGGCCGACCGACAGCCGGGCACTCTCCACGACCAGCCCGGCGCGCGACGCGGCGCTCGCCTGCCCGGCGGGCGGGCTCGACCAGCGCGGCGCGGCGGCTCCCTCCGGGTCCGCGTGCGACATCGGCGCGGTCGAGCTCTCCGCCGAACTCGGTCTCGCGGTTCAGGCCGCGCAGTCGGAGGCGGCTCCCGGCGCGGATGTGACCTACATCGTCCGGGTCACCAACGGCGGCCCCGATCCCGCCCCCGGCACGGTGCTCGATCTCGGCACCGGCGGCGCCACCCCCACACTCGCGAGCCCCTCGGCGGGAACCTGCACCCTGCAGGTGCGCTGCGAGCTCGGGACGCTCGCCCGCGGCCAGGAGGTGACGGTGACCGTCGTCGCGCGCGCCGGAGCGACTCCCATCGCATTCACGGCGAACGTCGCCTCGGGGCTGCCCGACCCGGTCGCGGCGAACAACACGGCACAGATCACGACCCCGGTGACGACGACCGCGCCACCGTCGACCACCCCTCCGCCTCCGCCGCCCCCGGCGGTGGCGCCGGCGGCCGTTGCCGCATCGGGGTGCGCACCGGCGCCCGCTGCACCCTCCTGCGCCGGGTCGGCGTCCTGCGTCAGCGGGCGGCCACGCGAGCCGTGACTCTGCGCATCCCCGCGATGGTGCGCGGGCGCGCCCTGGTGCCCGGTCGCTACCGCATACGCGCCGTCGCCGCGGGCCTCGCAGGCGGGCGGTCCGCGGCGCGGCTGCTGACGATCCGGGTCACCCGGTAGGCCTTCGGCGCCGGTCCGGTGACGACGAAGGCCCCGCGATGCGGGGCCTTCGTGAAGTGGAGGATACCGGGATCGAAGCGATGCCCCGGTAGCTGATCCCGCTGCGCATCGGGTTTCCCCTGCTCTGAGCAGGGAGACCGATGCACCGATCAAGCCCTGATTCACCCCGTTGGACGTGTGGGCGTGGGACCCCGGTGGGACCGCGTCCTGCCCGCGGCGAGGCCCGTCGAGTCGGGTGGGCGAGCGTCGCTGTCCTGGTCGCTCTCACACTGCCAGCTGGTGCCGCGTCCGCGCAGGACCGGTCAGGGCCGGTCAGCGCCGATACCCATCCGGCGCTGGTCGGGTTGTCGAACATCGCCTACGCGCATGCCGCGTCGCATGTCGGCGGCCCGCGGGCCCTCATGGGCACCCCGACCGTGGCTCTGATCGCGCCGAACCGGTACACGCAGACCGGCGCCGTTGCGCTCGCCTGGCACCGCGAGAGACGCATCGACGTCCTCGCCAGCTACGCACCGCGGATCGCCGCAGCCGCCGTAGCCGCCCGTTGGCGCCCATCGCACGAGGGCGCGGTGGCCCTGCTGATCCACGAGCACCTTCACCTGCTCGGACCAGAAGCCCACAGCGAGCTCGCCGACCGTGGCGTGGATGAGGGCCTCGCGGCGACCGTCGCCATCGACGTGCTCCCGCGCATCGCGTTCGCGCTCACGGGCCGACGGTCGGCGATCTGGACGTCCGGTGGCATCGGCGGCCCGAACAAGGCGTGCGTGAAACGCGTCCGGGTCGCCTCAACCGTCGCCACCGGGTCACGTAACTGGCGTGCGAAAGCCGCCCGCGGATGGCGCACCCACGCCGTCCGCGCAACCAGCGCCGAGAGGAGAGCGATGTTCGCAGCCGTGGGGATGAACCCCGCCGACGTGTGCCCGGAGGGGGTGTTGTTCTGATGCCCCTCACAATCACATGAAATCAGGCGGTCGCAGCAGACGCCTGCCGAGGGGGCCTCGACGCGATGGACGCGGCCCTCGGCGGGATCGACAACCACGGCCGCGACACTCCGGTGCCGTTGACCAACATCCTCGCTGAGCGCGGCCTCGACGACACGTTGTGGGCGTTGTGCGCGATCGGCGCTGTGCGCGTGCAGAGGTTGTTCGCCGCTGACTGCGCTGAGCGCGTGCTGCACCTGTTCGAGGCCGCGTGTCCGGGGGACCTGCGGCCCCGTGAGGCGATCCGCGTCGCGCGGCTGTACGCGCGTGGGCTCGCGTCGTACGGGGAACTCGACGCCGCACGGGCCGCAGCATGGGCCGCCGCATGGGCTGCCGCACGCGGACAGGACGCCGCATGGGCCGCCTCATGGGCTGCCACACGCGGACAGGACGCCGCATGGGCCGCCGCATGGGCCGCCGCACATGACGCCGCATGGGACGCATGGGCCGCCGCGCAGGCCGCCGCACGGGCCGCCGCATGGGACGCCGCACGGGCCGCCACACATGACGCCGCATCGGACGCATATGACGCCGCATCGGACGCATATGACGCCGCATCGGACGCGGAGCGTGCATGGCAAACCGCGCGGCTCCGGGAACTCATCGACCAGGAGGAGACCTGATGGGCGCCTCACCGCGCACACAGCAGCGCCATGCCGCCGAGCGTGCCCGCCGGGTCGTCCAAGAGCCGACCGCCGAAGTGGAGCCACCAGCGCGAGACAGGTACTGGTCGCTGCTGAACCAGGTCTGGGCGATCCTCAGCGACCTCGACCGACCGGTCAGCCAGTACGGCTTCGATGCCTACGAGCTCATGCACCGGAACGGATTCAGGAGGGACGGCTGATGGGCGCCCAGCCACGGGTCAGCAACCGCGACCTCATCGCCGCCTACGAAGACCTCGGAAGTGTCCACAAGGTCGGGGAGCGGTTCGGAATCCACGGGTCGTCCGTCCACGAACGCCTCGTGAAGCTCGGCGCCGCGAAGAGCATGAACACGTTCACCGACGCCGAACGGGAACGGCTGCGCGTCGAATACCGCATCTACCGCGACGCCGGCCGACTCGGGGAACTCGCCGAGTCGATGGGGCGCACCAAGCAGTTCCTGTCCCGCAAGGCCGGGGAGATGGGGCTCACTGACCGCAACGCGCCGCGGCTCACCGCGCGCGTGTGGAAGGGCATGAGCGAAGAGACCGCCGAGGTGATCTGGGAGGACTTCAAGCGGTCATCTCTCGGGCTCGGCGCGTACTGCGCGAAGAAAGGCTACGACGACCTCGGCTTCTCGAAGACGATGCGCGAGCACTTCGGCGACGAGTGGGAGCACGTCATCGAGTCGAAGGCCCCCCGCCAGTCTCTCTACCGGCTGGGGCGCGCGCTGGAGTACCGCTGTCGCGACCGGTTGAAAGCCCTCGGCTACTTCGCGTTGCGCTCCCCCGCGAGCAGGTCGCCGATCGACATCCTCGCGATCCGCCCAGGCCTGGTGCTGTTCGTGCAGTGCAAGCGCAGCGGCGCTCTTCCGGTAGGAGAGTGGAACGCTCTGATGGATGCCGCCGAGAGCTGCGGCGCGCTGCCGGTGATGTGCGAGCAGCCATCGGGGCGCGGCTCGATGCGCTGGTGGCTGCTCAACGAGCGCAAGGACGGCTCCAAGCGGCGCCAGCCGATGAGCCCGTTCGACCCCGAGTCGGGCGGTGCCTCGTGACCCGCGCCGTGGTGTGGCAGCAGCTGCATGACGAAGCCCGCCTGCGCGGCCTGAAAGTCGCCGTGGAACGCATCGACCGCGGCGACGGCACCGTGCTGCGCATCCGCTTGCGCGACAGGACCGCGAACCGGTGGTCATCGAGCGTCGCCGCGCCCGCCGGACCCGGGCTGGACCAGCAAGCCGAGTTGATGATCGACGCGTTGAGGAGGAGCCCCAGGTGAGCCTCGCATCGTGCAAGCAGTGGGCGGCAGAGCATGGCCTCACCGTCCTCGTCAAGAAGCACAACGCCAGCGACTACACGTGGGCGGTCCGCCTCGACGATACGGCCACCATCGACTGGGGCCGCGCCGACAGCGAAGCGCACGCATGGGCCGCCATGTGGCTCCACATCGACAGCGCATGCGACGCATACCTCGACCGCGCCGCGCACCTACGCGCCCTCCCCCCGATCCACCAGGCGCCCGCATCCGCCGACCTCGCCGACCAGATCGTGCTCAACACGATCCGCGACATCCACGCCACCGGGAAACCGATCCGCGTCACCGACGTCACCCATCGCACCAGCATCGGCCCCGTCGCGATCTGGCGGAACCTCGAACGGCTCGAAGCGCGCGGCCTCATCCACATCACCGCGACCGGCGAGCCCCTCGTGAGCGTCCCCGAGGCGCCGCCGGCACGTCAACTCACGATCACCGAGGGCACATGAGCCTCCCGTCCCCCGTCGCCGCGTTCGGCGAACGCATCACCCAAAAAGCCCGCGGGCGTCAACTCGACGCCACCGCGGATGTCTGCTGGATCCGCTCCGAGAGACGCCGGGCAGGTGAGCGATGATCGACGCCGCCCTCGCGTACGCGGCCCGCGGATGGCATGTGTTCCCGTGCAGACCACGGGGGAAGACGCCGCTGACCGCGCACGGCGTGAAAGACGCCACCGACGACCTCGAACAGGTGAGCGCCTGGTGGACGGCGACACCCGACGCGAACATCGGGATCGCCACCGGACAGAAATCCGGTCTGGTGGTCATCGACCTCGACGGCGAGCACGCCGAGGACGCCTATGGGCTGCTGGTCGCCGAGCACGGGCCGCCGGGTGGCGGATGGCAGCACCGCCGCCGCCGCGGAACGCTCACCCGCGTCCAACTGGACGGCGTGGGACCGACCGACGGCGCGACGGTGCGCACCGGCAGCGGATGGCACCTGTACCTCGCCGTCACCACCGACCGGTTGACGGTCCGCAACAGCGCCTCGAAGCTCGCCCCCGGTATCGACATCCGCGGCGACGGCGGCTACGTCATCGCCCCGCCCAGCGTCCACCCCTCAGGTCGGCGCTACGTGTGGCGAGACCCGGTCCCCCCCGATGGCGGCCTCCCGGTCCTCGCTCCAGCATGGGTGCGGCTGCTCATGCCGAACCCCGCGGTCGCCACGAAACGCCGCCAGGCGGCCGCCGACGCGGCTGGCGGCGGCACACCGTATGGCCTCGCCGCCCTCAACGGGGAATGCGACGCGGTGCGAACCACCGGGGAGGGCGGCCGGAACCATCGCCTCAACGAGGCTGCGTTCGCCGCCGGCACCCTCATCGCCTCCGGCGACCTCGAACAAGACCACGCCATCGACCAGCTCACCGCCGCCGCCGAAGACGCGGGTCTCCCCCAGCGCGAAGCCGACAAGACCATCGCCTCCGGGCTGAAAGCCGGCCGCAGACATCCACGCGACCGGGCGACATGAGGATGGCCACAGAACCAGACGAAGCGCGCCGACTGCGCATCGCTGCGATGGTCGAAACCGACGACGACCCCGAACCACCCCACCAGGCGCCCCGCTTCCACTCCGGGCAAGAGCTCTACGAGACCGCGCCCGCCGAGGTGCCGTGGGTGTGGCACGGGTACCTCGCCCAAGGCATCGTCACCCTGTTCGCCGGCCGCCACAAAGGCGGGAAGTCCACGTTCCTGTTCTGCCTCATGCGCGCCATCTGCGACCGGCACACCGCCTACCTCGACCACGAACTCGACACCAGCGGCCCCGTCGTCCTCCTCACCGAAGAAGGCCCCGAGACCCTCCGGGCGAAGCTCGAACCGATCAGCGAAGACGGCCGCGAACGCCTCCGGGTCATGTGCCGCAACGACATCACCCCGCGCGGCGCCTTCGGGTGGGAGCACGCGGTGCGGGAAGCCGGCATGGAGGCCATCGCCCACCGGTCGAAAGTCGTCATCGTCGACACGTTCGCGTTCTGGGCCCAGGTCCGCGACGAGAACGACAACGCGCTCATGCAGCAGGTCGTGTCCGTGCTCGGTGAGCTCACTGCCCAGGGGCTCGCCGTGCTCATCGTCCACCACCACCGCAAGAGCGGTGGCGAGGACGGAGACGCGATCCGCGGCGGCACCGCCCTCCAAGGGGCCGTCGACCTCATCGTCGAGATGGTGCGCCCCGCCGATGCCGGCGAAGACGACGAATCCACCGAACGGGAGCTGCGCGCCATCGGACGGTTCCCCGACATCCCCGAAGCGATGCGCGTCCGCCTCGAGGGCGACGGCTGGTACCGGAAGATCGGTGAAGGCACCCGCGGGCAGATGCGCAACCTGTCAGCTGAGGGGAAGATCCGCGGCTACCTGCGAGAGCAATACCCCGGCACGCCGACGCGTCGCGACATCGAAGACGCGACTGGTGTGAGCACCCCGACATGCAACCGCGTGCTGCGCTCGATGGAGGGCATCGGCGACATCGAATCGTTCGCCGACGGGCCAGGTAAGACCGCCGCGAAACGGTACCGGTGGGCCGCCGACACAGGCGCCGACGACTACCCGAAAGGACCGCTGAATGGCGCCTGAAGCCACTTGCTCACCATGCTTGCTCACTGCTTGCTCACTGCTTGCTCACCAGGGGTATCGCAAGGCCCCGCGAGCTTGCTCACACGCCCTCTCCGTTAGGAGGGGCGTGAGCAAGCGGGAAGCGGGGAGCCTGCTCACGAGCAAGCAAGCAACGCCGGGAAGGGAAGCGGCATGACCCACACACGCATCCCGACACCCAAGATGGACAACCACGCACGACGCATCATCGAACACATCAAGCAACACGGTCCCCACACCATCACCGCCCTCGCCCACGACCTCGGAATCCCGCGGCGGTCAGTGGCCAACATCATGTCCCGTGAGCCATGGCGTGAACTCTTCCGCGTCGTCGACCGTGCAGGCCACGGCGCCGAACGGATCTGGCGCGAACAGGGCATGCCCGCCGCCCCCGCACCGACCGAACTGGTGACCGCATGACCGAGTGGGCGACGCTCCCGCCAGAAGTACGAGAAGCGATGCACGCCGTCTGCACCCCAGACGAAATCGACACCCTCAAGCTCTACGCCGGAGGCATGGGCTACCGGCGCATCGCATCCGCCCTCGGCATCACCAGAGACACCGCACGCAACCGCGTCGACCGGGCACTGAACAAGATCAGGCGACACCTGGAGGCCGAACATGGACAGGATCCACCGCAAGATGAAGCGGGACGCGATCCGAGCGGAGATCGACCGAGCGGTGGCCAAAGCCCTCGGTGAGTCCGTCGGCAAACACCAGGTGTTCATCGCCGGAACAGGAGCCGACCACGCACGCCTCCGCGGCATCCCAGCCATCGGCCGCGGCGTCACCGGAGCCATCCGCGGCACCGACCCAGAACGCGCTGTTCTCGATAGAATCCCCGAAGACAAATGAGCCCCCGCGCCGCGACAACGGCCGAGGGCATGGCGACAACGGAGGTCACCCGTGCCGCTCACTGAGGATACGCGCCGACAGTACGACGCGATCGCCGCAGCCCTCTTCGCCCTGGTGGACGAACCACCGAAAGACGAGCCTGCGTTCTTCCGTCGCGTCATCACAGACGAGGCGGAGATCGACCAGCTCATCGACCCGTTCACCGTCGACGGTCCCATGCGCATCCCCGAACACCTACGAGCGCCGGCTCTCAAATCAGGGCTCAAGTCCGACCGCATCCTCATGGAGACCGTCATCAGCAGGGATTACCGAACCTGCTACCTCTGCGGCCACCGGGCGAAAGCCGAAGAGACGGTCACTATCGACCACATCGTCCCGCGCTCACTCGGTGGGCAGAACACGCTCGACAACCTCGGCGTCCTCTGCCCACCATGCAACATGCGCAAAGGTGAACGGCTCACCCGTCGCAGACCGTCCGCACTCGGTGCTACCTTCACAGTTGAGGAGGCCATCGCGGCCGCCAGCAGGTAGCAGGGTTTACCTCCCTCACCAGTACCACAGGTGTCTCTACGAGACGCCCAGCACCACGCGCTAGCTGTCACTTCACACGGCCCGCCCACCCGGCGGGCCGTCGTCGTTCCATGCCGCAACTCCGCCTCCACCACCACGACGGGCTCACACCCGCCGACACCCCACGCCGCGACACACGCCGCGGCCGACACCGCGAACCCGGACGCGCCTGGCGGTCCACCCACCGCTGGCAGACACTCCGCCGCCAAGTCCTCGCCGAACAACCCCACTGCACCACCTGCCACACAACAACCGACCTCACCGTCGACCACATCACCCCCGTCTCCCGCGGCGGCGACCCCTACGACCGCGCCAACTGCCGCACCCTCTGCCGCTCCTGCAACTCACGACGCGGCAGCGCACGACCACCACAGGGAGGGGGGTCAGAAAATCTCTCGACGCCCCCCGAGCTACACCCCGGTCATCGGAGTTACGCAGTGCGTACGGGATCCGAGGTGAGAGGCTCCTGATGCCGGGCCCGCCTCCGAAGCACCCGTCCCAGCGGCGCCGACGTAACGCTGAGGCTGTCGGCACCACAACGCTGCCGGCGGCGAAGGAACGCACGCGCACTCCTGCCCTTCCGGGTGCCGCGCAGCTGCTCGCCTCGACGCGCGCCTGGTGGAAGACGGCGTGGGAGAGCCCGATGGCGGCGGTGTGGATCGACGCGGACGTGCCGGCGTTGGTTCGCCTCGCGCGGCTGGTTGATCTCACGACCCGCCAGTTCCAGGTCGTCGCTGACGGCCCCGTCCCGCATCTGTCCGTGGACGACCTTCCTGACGGGGTGAAGGTGACGGTGACCTTCGATTCCCCGGTGACCGCGGCGCTGCTGGCGGAGATGCGTCAGCTGGAGGACCGCCTTGGGTTGTCTCCCCTGTCGCGCCGGCGTCTGCAGTGGGAGATCGAGCAGGCGGAGGGCGCCGACGGTGCCCGGGCTCGCAGCGATGAGTTGGCGGCGAAGCGTCGTGCGCGGTTCGAGCAGGCGGTCGGCCAGTGAGCGCCACGATGGTCGCCCCGCGCATCGACCTGCGCCGCACGTTGGGCCCGTTGGTGGTCGAGTGGATCGAGGCGAACCTGTGCCACGGCCCGGGAGACGTGCAGGGCCGCCCGGTGGAGTTGGACGACGAGCAGGTGCGGTTTCTGTGCGCCGCGTATGCGATCGACGACGCTGGCCGGCGTGTCGTGAACCGGGCGGTGTACTCCCGCCCGAAGGGGCGCGCGAAGAGCGAGCTGGCGGCGATGATCGTGTGCGCGGAGGCCCTCGGCCCGGTGCGGTTCTCGCATTGGGATGACGACGGCTACCCGGTCGGCCGGCGCGTGCAGACGCCGATCATCGTGTGCGCCGCCACGGAGGGGGGCCAGGCCGACAACACGTACGGCGCGGTGCACGTGATGCTCACGGAGGGCGCTGTCGCTGACACTCCGGGACTGGATGTGGGGTTGACGCGGACGTTCCTGCCGGGCGGAGGGAAGATCCATTCGATAAGTGCCCGCGCGTCGTCGAAGGATGGCGGCAAGGAGACGTTCGTCAACTTCGACGAGCCTCTGGCCCTGGACACGCCTGTTCCAACGCCTGGTGGCTGGGCGACGATGGGTGACCTGGTTGAAGGCGACCAGGTCATCGGCGTAGACGGATTGCCTGCCCGGGTGCTCGGTGTTTCTGAGGTCCACACGGGCAGACCCTGTTACCGGGTGACCTTCGCGGACGGGTCGAGCGTCGTCGCCGATGCTTCTCACCGATGGATGACGTGCGTCAGCGGATCGTCCGCACACCCGAGGGTACGTACGACAGAGGAGATCCGCACCGACGGTCGCCGCATCCGCGTTCCACTCCCGGAGCCGATTGATCTTCCCGAGGCGGATCTGCCGGTCGATCCGTACATCGTCGGGTACTTCTTGGCGAACGGATCACGGGGATCTAGCTATCTGACCGCGCACGACCAGGACGCCGACGAGGTTGTTGGTCTGCTTGCGCAAGCCGGCGCCGCTCTCGCGCGCCGCAACGGCCGCGACCGGGGACTGGCTGCGGGGATCACGATCGGTGCGCCGGGGTCAGGCAGGAAGGTCGGCTCGCTCCGGCAGTCTCTTCGCGAAATGGGCGTGCTGGATGAACGTCGCGTGCCCGTCGCCTACCTACGAGGATCGCTCGCCCAGCGGCACGCGCTCCTGTGCGGGCTGATGGACGCCGACGGGCACGCCCGCACCAAGACGGCATGGGTGGAGTTCGTCTCGGCCAGCCCGCTGTTGGCCGACGCGGTTGTGGAGCTCGTCAGGTCATTTGGGTGCGTCCCACGGCGCCGTCCGCGCAAAGACGGCACGGAGGTCGTGGGATGGGTCCCGCGCATCGAGCACGTCCCATTCCGCGTTGAACGGAAGCGGAAAGCCTGCATCGAGCGGCTAGAGGGAACTAGCCGCCGCGGGGAGTCACACGGGCGTCACTGGATTAGCGTCACCTCCGTCGAGCCGGTCGCGTCGGTCCCTGTGCGATGCATCGCGGTAGATAGCTCAGATCACCTGTTTCTCGCGGGCGAGGCGATGGTCGCAACGCACAACACGCACCTGTTCATCTCCCCGGAGCTGCACAACCTCGCCGCGACGCTGCGCCGGAACCTCGCCAAGCGCCGCGAGGCGCAGGCCTGGTCGCTGGAGACCTCCACCATGTACGCGCCCGGGCAGAACTCGGTGGCGGAGTCCTCGCACCGGTTCGCGCGGGACATCGCCGCCGGGAAGACCCGCGACCCCGGGAACTTCCTGTTCGATCACATGGAGGGCCCGGACCCGAAGTCGATCGACTGGGACGACGACGACCAGCTGCGCTCGGCTCTGCGGATGGCGTACGGGGATGCCGCCGAGTGGATGGACCTGGAGCGGCTGATCGCCGATGCCCGCGACCCGTCGACGCGGCGCGCGGACTTCGTCCGGTACTTCCTGAACCGGCCGTCGCGTGACGAGGCGCTGCGGTGGGTGACCTCCGAGCAGTGGGATGCGCTGGCCATCGACGGCGCCCGGATCCCGGCCGGTGCGCGGATCGTCGCCGCGGTCGATGTCGGGATCTCCAATGACTCGACCGCGGTGGTCATCGCCGGTGAGGGACCCGACGGGCGGGAGCTGCACGAGTGCCATGTGTGGGCGAGCCGGCGTGATGCGACCGCCCACCAGCATGTGGCGGGGCGGGTGCGGCTCGCGGAGATCGAGGACCACCTGCGGGACCTCGCGGGACGGTACGAGCTGCTGGGTGTCGCCTACGACAAGATGTTTTTCGAGGCGCCGGCGCAGACGTTGAGCGATGAGGGCTTGACGATGGTGGAGATCGTCCAGGGCTCGAAGGCGATGCGTGAAGCCGAGCAGGGCTGGTATCAGGCGGTCACCGCGGACCGGTCGCTGGCACACAACGGTGACCCGGTGTTCGCGGCGCATGTCGCGGCGACCGTCGCAACGAAAACCGACCGCGGCTGGAAGCTCCGGAAGATGCGCTCGGAGGAGGGCGGTGTCGCTGCGAAGATCGACGCGACTGTCGCGTCGATCATGGCGATGGCTGTGTGGCGGGTCCTGTCGCGCCCGTCGAAGCGTTCGTGGAGGCCGGCCTGATGGCTGTCCTCGACCCGATCCGCCGCCTGCGGGCGATGTTCTTCTCCGGTGGGCGCACCGCGCCGTGGCAGGCGATCATGATGCCGCGCAGCCAGGTCGACTTCCGGCGGGAGGTCGGCGACGGCATGGGCTCGGCGACGGTGATGGCGCCGCTGCTGTGGATCATGCGGTCGTTCCCGGAGGCGCCGCCGATCGTTCACCGCGTCCTCGACGACGGCCAGCTGCAGCACGCGGTCGGCCATCCGCTGGTGTCGCTGTTGCGCCGGCCGAACCGGCACCTGTCGGGTTCGCTGCAGTGGATGGCGACGATGGCGAGCTTCTTCGTCGCCGGGAACGCCTACTGGATCAAGGTCCGCGACGCGCAGGGGCGTGTGGTGGAGCTGTGGTGGGCGCCGGACTGGACGATGACCCCCGTCGGCTCCGATGACGGCAGCGAGTTCCTCACCCACTACGAGTACCGGCCCGGCCCGCAGCGGGTGAACCTGCACCCGGACGATGTCGTGCACTTCCGCCACGGCCTCGACCCCCGCAACCCGCGCCTGGGCCTCTCCCCTCTCGCGTCGGTGCTGCGGGAGGTGTTCACCGACGACGAGGCCGCGAACTTCACCGCAGCGCTGCTGCGGAACATGGGCGTCCCGGGTCTCTTGGTCGCCCCGGAGCAGGGCGACTACTCGCCGTCCTCGGATGAGGTCGACGAGACCAAGACGTACATGCGTCAGATGTTCACCGGCGATCGCCGCGGCGAGCCGCTGGTGATGACCGGACCGACGAAGGTCACCCAGTTCGGGTTCTCCCCCGAGCAGCTGAACCTGAAGGAGCTGCGCCGCATCCCGGAGGAGCGTGTGACCGCGGTGCTCGGCGTGCCGGCGATCGTCGCCGGGTTGGGTGCGGGCCTGGACCGTTCGACGTTCTGCCTCCCCGCGGATTCGCGTGTGTGGACGCTCGCCGGGCCGAAGCCGATCGCCGATGTGCGCGAAGGGGAGACCGTCTGGTCGTTTGACGACGGCGACCTAGTGCCCCGCCGTGTCCGGTATGCGGGCTGCACCGGCGAGAAGCCGCTGGTGGAGTTGCGCACCAAGAACCGTTCGATCCGCGCGAGCGCGAACCACCCGGTGCTCGTGCGTGTCCCCGGGTCGATGACGACCGGCGCGAACCATGAGCGGGCGCCACGCTACGAGTGGCGCCCAGCCGGTGAGGTCGCGGTCGGCGAGTACGTCACCCAGGTGAAGTCGCTGCCGGATCTCGGCGGCACGACCCTCCCCGACGGGTCACCAGCGACCGTCGAGTTCCTCCAGTTCTGCGGCGCGGTGGTCGGCGACGGGACTGTGAGCCCCGGCGTGGGTGTGCGGATGGCGATGCCCCCAGAGGACCGATGCGTCGCGGCGTACCGCGGGATGGCGGAGAGCCTGTTCACCAAGCGCGGCGGCGGCGCGGTGGTCATGCAGGAACGGGAGCGCGACTTCGGGTTCTCATCCGCCGCGGCGTCCCGCATGCTCGGAGATCTCGGCTTCGCGTTGCGGGCCCGCACCAAGCGCGTCCCGGCATGGATCTGGGGGCTGTCGCGTGAACTGCGACTCGCGTTCCTCGCCGGCGTGGTGGACACCGACGGCCACATCGACAAGCGCGGCGCGTTGACGTTCTGGTTCGCCAGCGAGGCGCTGGTGCACGACCTGCGTGACCTGATGCAGTCGGTCGGAATCCCGACGTGCCGCGTCGCCCACAAGCGGATCAGCAAGGACCGCCTGCCGAACCCCGGACGCCAAGACTTCTACGACGCGTGGGGGTTCACGGCATCGTCCGCGGACCTGGTCGCGCAGATCCCGTTCGTCGACCCCATGTACCGCGAGCGGGTGGAGGAGAACGCGGGCCGGTTCAAGCGGGAGGGCTTCGACGCCCACAAGGCGGGCCTCTCGGATGACCTCGGTTTCTTCATGGTGAAGGAGATCCGCCAGCTGCCCGCCGAGCCGATCTACGACCTGGAAATCGAGGAGAGCCACTCGTTCATCGCTGACGGCCTGGTCGTGCACAACACGAACACGGGTGAGGCCAGGGAGATGGCGTACGAGTCGTGCATCATCCCCGCGCAGCGGCTCATCGGGGAGGAGCTGCGCCACCAGCTCGCACCGGACTTCGAGCCGGATGTGGAGCGCGTCGAGGTCGGCTTCGACCTGACGAAGGTGCGCGTCCTCGCAGAGGACGAGGAGCGGATGGCGCGCCGCTGGGATCTCATGGTGAAGGGCGGCTGGGTGACCGTCGGCGAGGGCCGGCGCGCTGTCGGCCTGCCGGTCGATGAGACCCACGACGTGTTCCTGCGCCCGCTGAACACGACCGAGCTGGCGGCCGACCCGGCGAAGCGGCCGCCGCCGGCGCCCGGCGACGAGCAGGTCCGCAAGCTGATGGCCGGCGTCCTCGCCTCGACACGCGAGCTTGACGACGCGCTCGCCGCCGGCACGTCTCGCAACGGCAACGGCCACGCGGCCGGATAAGGAGGGCTGCGATGGAACTCAAGAGCGGTGGCCGTGTCGAGGTCAAGGACGCCGAACAAGGCCTCGTGAGGGCCGTGTTCTCCACGTTCAACGTGGTCGACCTGCACGGCGATGTCACCGAGCCCGGGGCGTTCGAGGACGGCGCCGAGGTCGTCATCTCGGCGTGGAACCACGGATCGTGGGGCGACAAGCACACCGCGGGCAAGGGAACCATCCACACGTCGGACACCGAGGCGTGGCTTGAAGGCCGCTACGACCTCGCCACGGAGCAGGGGCGCAAGGAGTTCGAGCATGTGAGATCTCTCGGCTCCAGCGCCGAGTGGTCGTACGGCTTCGACGTGAACGAAGCCGAGGAGGGCGAGCGTGACGGCAAGCGCGTGCGGGTGCTGCGCAAGCTGCACGTCATCGAGGTCTCACCGGTTCTGCGGGGGGCGGGGATCGACACCCGCACCCTCGCGGTGAAGGCCACCGGCGGCGCCGTGTGCGCCGACGAGGTGGCCGCAGCGGTCGTCGCCGAGATGGCGAAGGCCGCCGAGCAGGACGCCGCCCAGCGGCGCGAACAGCAGAAGGCGCAGCGCGACCGCGAGATCCTGCGGGTCGTCGCCGCCTGCCATGGCATCGACACCACAGGAGGAGACCGATGACGGTCATCACGCGGGAACTCACCGAGAAGCGCAACGAGCTCGACGCGAAGCGCGCGAAGCTCGCCGAAGTGTTCAAAGAAGCCGGCTCGGACCTCGACATGAGCCTCGTGAAGGCCATCGACGGGGACTCGGCCGCGAAGGTCGAGTGGATCCGCAAGTCGCATGAGGAGATCAACGACCTCGGCGCCGAAGTGGAGAAGCTCGCCTCGGTCGCCGCGGCCGCGAAGGCCGCCCAGGTGCCCGCCGGTGAGGCCGGCCAGGGCCCCGGCATCGTCCACCCGACGATCGGCCAGCAGCCCAAGGGTGCCCCGGCGCAGACCAAGACGCTCGGTGAGCTGTTCATCGAGTCCCCCGCGGTGAAGGTGTCTGGCGGCCAGGGCCCGATGGCGACCCTCGATGTGGAGGTGAAGACCCTCTTCGCGACGTCCGCCGGCTGGGCGCCGGAGACGACCCGCACCGGGATGATGGTGCCGTTCGCGACCCGACCGATCCAGGTCACCGACACGATCCCCTCCACCACCACCGGTCAGGCCGCGGTGAAGTACATGGAGGAGACCACCTTCACGAACGCCGCGGTGGAGACCGACGAGGCCGGCACTTACCAGGAGTCGGCGCTCGCTCTCACCGAGCGGACCAGCCCCGTCGAGAAGATCGCGACGTGGCTGCCGGTCACCGACGAGCAGCTCGAAGACGTCTCACAGGTGTCGGGCTACATCGACAACCGCCTCAGCTTCATGCTCCGCCAGCGCCTCGACGCGCAGATCCTCGTCGGCGACGGGACCGCCCCGAACCTGTCGGGGATCCTCGACCGGGTCGGTCTGCAGACGCAGGCGAAGGGCGCCGACCCGACCCCGGATGCGGTCTACAAGGCGATGATGCTGGTGCGTGTCACCGGCCGGGCGATCCCGAACGTCGTGTACGCCCACCCGACCGACTGGCAGGACGTGCGCCTGCTGCGGACCACGGACGGCATCTACATCTGGGGTTCGCCGGCCGACCCGGGCCCTGACCGGATCTGGGGTCTGCCGGTCGTCCTGACCGACGCGATCACCCTGAACACGATGCTGGTCGGTGACACGACCTTCGCGGAGCTCGCGTACCGGCGTGGCATCGACATTCAGGTGTCGAACTCCCACTCGGACTTCTTCATCAACGGCAAGCAGGCGATCCGCGCGGACGTGCGTGTCGCCCTGCAGGTCTACCGTCCCTCGGCGTTCGCCCAGGTCACCGGTGTGTGACCGGGCTGACGCCTGACATCGACGTGACGTGGGGGCCGCCGTGTGCGGCCCCTCGTCGTTGAGGAGGAGAACACCATCATGGGAATCATCCAGGGCGGCACGATCATCCCCGGAGGGAGGCGTGTGCGCAGCTGCGCGCTCGGCGCCCCCGCGGTCGGATCGACCACAGCGGTGCATGCCGCGGTCACCGACACCGGCTCGCAGCAGGTCATCACCACCGGGATCACGAACCCTGCGGTGCCGCGGAACATCACCGCGACCGCCGGCGGCACCGCCGGCGACATCAAGGCGATCCAGGTGACCGTCGCCGGCACCGACATCGAGGGCAACCCGATCACCGAGACCCTCCCGGCGTTCACGGTGGACACCCCCGGCACGGTGATCGGCAGTAAGGCGTTCGCGACGGTCACTTCGATCACGATCCCCGCGCATGACGGCACCGGGGCGACCACCGCGATCGGCACGGGCGCGAAGCTCGGCCTGCCGGTGCGCCTGTCACGGAACACGGTGCTCGCCGCGTTCCTCAACGGGGTCCGGGAGGGCACCGCGCCGACGGTCGCCTTCAGCGGCACGGCGGTCGACTCGAACACGGTGCAGCTGTCGAGCGCCCTGAACGGCTCGGCGGTGATCGTCGACCTCTACGAGACCGACTGATGGGCGTCGCCATCAACACCGCCCCCTCCGGCGGCGAGTACGTCACTGCCGCCGAGCGGCTGTATCTCACCGGCGACGGTGAGCGCCTGGTCGGCCACGGAGACCCCGCGGCCCGGTCGCTGTTCTGCACGCCCGGCAAGCGCGTCCCGCTCGACCAGGCGCGGCGGTTCGGCCTGATCCCGGGGCCGGAGCTGGCGGAGGACCGCCAGGGCCCGGAGGCGGAGCTCGCTGTCGAGCCGCCGGCCGAGAAGAAGCCGGCCACCCGGACGCGACGCAAGTAGCCGCCGATGGCCGCCGGGGATCTCTGCACCGTCGAACAGGTCGCCTCGTGGCGCCGGGATGTGACCGGCGGCGCACGAGACGCGCTGATCGCGCGCGCCATCACCGCGGCCTCTGCGGTCATCGCCCGCCACACCGGCCGCCATTTCGCGATCGACCTCGCACCGAGTGCCCGACGCTACGCCGTGGCGGGCCCCGACGTGCCGATCGGGGACCTGTCGGCAGCACCGACCCTGGTGCGTCTCGTGGCCGACGTCGGCGACCTGGTGGGTGACGTGACCAACGATGTGGTCGCCCTGCCGTTGAACCGCGACGGCACACCGGTCACCGGCCTGCGTGTCCCCGGCTACGGCGGACCGCGTGACGGGTCCCGGCTGCTGGAGGTCACAGGGATCTGGGGGTGGCCGTCGGTGCCCGCTGACGTGCAGGAGGCATGCGTCGATGTCGTCTGCAGCTGGCTCGACATCGGCGCGGGCTTGAGCGATGCGTCGGGGGAGCGGTTCGAGCCGGGCCTGCCCGTCGGCCGGGCGTTGACGCTGCGGGCGAAGGAACTGCTGCGCCCCTACCGGCGCCGGATGGGGCTCACCTGATGGGCACCAACGCGACCGCCGGCGCGTCCCGCACGCTGGTGCGGATCCAGGTGCGTGACGAGGCCGCCAAAGCCGGGCTGCGTGCCGCCCGCAAGGAGCTCAATGAGGACACCAAGGAGGTGATGCTGGAGCTCGCGACCCGGCGGGTCGTGCCGCGCGCACGCCGCTCAGCTCCGAGCATCGTCGCCGGCAGCATCATCGCCCGGGCCACCGCCCGCTCGGTCTACCTCACCACGAAATCGCGTGGCATGAACCGGCGCATCTTCGGTCTGTTGGAGTTCGGCGGCCAGGTCCGCGGGGTGATCACCCACGGTCCCGGCCACCAGGCGATCCACTTCACCACCGGCGGGCGGTCGGTGTTCGTGCGGTACGTGAAGGGCCCGCGGAACTACAAGCCCAAAGCGTTCCTGCGTAAGGCCGTCGACCGGGAGCGGCGTGGGTTCATGCGCGAGCTGAACCGGACCCTGCCGAACGTCATTCAGCGGCGCCTCGACACGGCGACCGCCCGCTCCGCCCTCACCTAACCCGAGGCCAGATGCCCACCACGCTCATCCCGCCGCAGAAGCTCGGGGCGGTCGCCGCTGCCCTGAAGGCCGCGTTCGACACCATCGACGGGGTCACCGTCTTCGACTATGAGCCGGTCGGCTCCGAGCTGCCGCTGCCGTGTATCACCATCGGCACCCCCGAGCTGCAACGCACCGAGATCGACGAGGCGGAACGTCAACTGGGCGCTGAGGACTGGCGCCAGTCGTGGGCGGTGACCCTCATGGTCGCGATGCATGAGCCGGCCGACGCGCAGGGCCTGGTGCGTCGGTTGGTCGGCGAGATGGTCGAGGCGATCGACCTCGACCACACGCTGACCGGTGAGGCCCACGAGGCGCGCCTGGTGTCCGCACGCGTCGGCTATGGCGAGGCGGACCGGTCGCCGCGTCTGATCGTCGCTGAGTGCGATGTGCAGGTCCTGTCCCTGATGCCCCGCAACTGAGGAGGCCCCTGATGGCCGCCACCCACAACACGGAGCGCATGGTGGTCGGCGAGGCCGACCTGCGCCGCGTCGCCGACCAGGCGCCTGTGGCCGACCCCGATGTGCGTGCCCCGCGGCCGGCGAAGCGCCGGGCCACCGAACCGCCCCCCGAGCCGAAGCCCGCGAAGGCGGCCGAGGCCCCCGCTGAGTCCAAGGAGGACCCATCGTGAGCGACTACATCAAGGTGATCATGGAGGAGGCGCCCCGCTACTACGGGGCCCCCGCCACCACCCCATACCGCAAGTCCAGCGTCGCGCATTACTTCCCGGTGACCAGCGCGAACCTGCGCCCTGGTCCGGCGTTGATGGACCGCTCCGATGAGGTCCGCGGGCACCTGTCCCCCACCTCGCAGCTGGTGGACACCTATGCCCCCTCGGGGGCCGTGTCGCTGCGCGGCTACGGCCCGTATGACGTCGCCCTGCTGCATCTGGCGGGGTTCACGATGAGCGTGCAGGCGGGTGACGGCACCAACGAGGTGCAGCAGCTGGCGATCACCGGCTCCCCGACCGGCGGCACGTTCACGATCACCACCCCCGCCGGGATGGGCGCCCAGACCACCATCCCGATCCCCTACAACGCGACCCCGGCGCAGGTGCAGAAGGCGCTGCAGCGCCTGCCCGGCATCGGCCGCGACGGGGCCGTGTGCGCGGGCACGGCGCTGCCGGCGGGGACCGTGTCGATCACCTTCCAGGGCCGCCACGCCGCGACGAACGTCGACGCGCTCACCACGACCGCCAGCTTCACCGGCGGCACCGGACCCGCGTCGGCGATCACCACCACCACGCCCGGCGCGACCGGGTCGGTTCTCACCCCCGCCGGCACGGGTGTCGCCACCGGCGCATACCTGTGGACGTCCACGAAGCGCACCGGGAACCAGGCGAAAACCGCGGAGGTGACCGCCGCCTACGAGGGCAACGGCGTGTGGAAGCGCCAGCAGGGCGTCGGCATCAGCCAGCTGTCGATCGACGCGATGGGCGCGATGCAGGCGACGCTGCTGGGCCTCACCCATGAGGAGCTCGGCGCGGACCCCGCCGACACGCCCTCGTATCTGACCAACGCGGTCGCCCCGTTCCTGTCCCGTGACCTGCTGGTCGCCTGGCAGTCGGGGTCGGGGAACGTCTCCGACTTCTCGATGCAGGTCAGCAACCCGATCGTCGCGGTCCGTGACTACGGGAAACGCTCCGCGTTCCCGGGCACCATGCGCTACGACCAAGGGTACGTCACGGCGACCGGCTCGGTATCGACCGACGCCCTCGACCCCGACGACGAGGACGCACTGCTCACCGCCGGCCTGTTCGCGGCCTCCGCGCATTGGCGGTCCGAGTCGAAGGTCGCATCATCCGGGCACCCGTACGAGATGTTCGTGCAGATGCCGGCGTGTCAGCTGGTGGGCGGGCAGGGCGCCGAGGACCTCACCGCGCGCCGCAACCACGGCGGCAGCTACGAGTTCATGGCCGCCTACGACGAGTCCGCCGGCTATGACGTGCGCTTCAGCGTCGTGTGCGCCCTGTCGGCGATCGAGGCGTACTCGTGAGCCGGGTGATCACCGCCGGCGAGTCGACGTTCACCCCGCGCAAGGAGACCTACTCGGTGCTCCTCGCGCGGGAGGAACTCGCCGAGCGCGAAGACGAGCTGCGGGACCGCGTGAACGGGCTGGCGATCAGGATCACGCACGCCGAGCAGGCGATGCAGGGGCTGGCTGATGAGGACGGCCCGTTCCGCCAGGACGCCCTAGAGGGACTGCAGCGTGAGCTGAAGGGGCTGCGCGCCGAGTACCGGGCGGCATCCAGTGAGCTGTTCGTGTTCCGGCTGGAGGTCATCGCGCAGCGGCTGGACCCGACCCCCGACGTGCAGGTCCTGCTCGACCATTGGGACGACGGGGACTACGAGCGGGCTCTGGAGGTGCTGGATGAGCGCCCTACCAGCGGGACCCCGATGGGCGCGCCGGGGTCCTGAGGGAACTCGGGATGCTGGTCCACGCCGGGATACCGCTGTCGGATGCGCGCGGCCTGACGCGTGAGGAGGCCGCGCACATCGTGGACGGCATCTCGCGGGCCCGTGAACGTGAGGCTCGTGCCGCGCAGTCGATGATCGAGGCGGGCCGGTAGGTGGCGCGCACCGGCGGCGTGAAGGTCTACATCGACGGCGACACGACCGGCCTGTCGCGGGCGCTGCGCACCGGGGAGCAACGCATCGGCCGGTTCGGGGATGCCGGCACCCGCGCCCTGCGGGGCATGACCGTCGCGGCGGTCGCGTTGGGGACGGCGGGTGTCGCCGGTATCGGCTACTCGGTGAAAGCCGCGACCGACCTCGGGGAGGAGCTCTCCAAGACCCAGGTCGTGTTCCGCAGCTCGGGTAAGGAGGTCGCCGCGTGGTCGAAGACGACCGCGTCAGCGTTGGGGATCAGCCGCCGGGAGGCGCTCGCCGCGGCGGGCGTGTTCGGGAACATGCTGGTGCCGATGGGCGTCGCCCGCGCCCGTGCGGCGGACATGTCGCAGGCGATGGTCGACCTGGCCGGCGACATGGCCAGCTTCAACAACGCGTCCCCCACCGAGACCCTCGACGCCCTGCGCGCGGGTCTCGCCGGCGAGACCGAGCCGTTGCGCCGGTTCGGTGTGTTCCTCGACGCCGCCCGCGTGAAGCAGGAGGCCGTGAACCTCGGCCTGTCCAACGGCACCGAGAACCTGACGGCGGCAGCGAAAGCGCAGGCGACCTACTCGCTGATCCTGAAAGACACCAAGGACGCGCAGGGGGATGCGTCACGCACCGGGGATGAGCTCGCCGGCGGGATGCGGCGCCTGAAGGCGCAGGCTGATGATGTGTCCTCGTCGCTGGGGACGATGTTCATCCCGCCGCTGCGCTCGGGGCTCGCGTTCGTGAACAACGAGGTGGTGCCGCAGCTGCAGGTCGTGGCGGACCAGCTGGCGGGCGTGTGGGAGCGCGAGGACCTGACCCCGGAGGCGAAGTTCGAGGAGTCGTGGAAGCGCATCGAGGCGACCGGCTTCCCGGATGCCGCCAAGAACGCGATCTATCAGGGGATCACGGCGGTCGCGACGAACGCCCCGAAGGTGTTCGTTCAGGGCATGCGGGAGGCGCCGTGGCCCGCGAAGGCCGTGCTGGCGGGGATCTTCCTCGCGAAGTTCGGGCCGGCGATCACGATGGCCGGCACCGGGCTGGGGAAGGTGCTCGGCACCTCGATGGCCGGCGGCACGGCGATGGGCGCCCGCGGCCTGGCGGCGGCGTCCCCTGTTCCGGTGGTGGTCACGAACCCGGGGTTCGGTGGCGGTGCGGTCCCGGGTGGTGTGGTGACGACCGCGGCGGGCCGCAGGATCCCGATGGTCGGTGGCGTGCCGGGTGGCGGCCTGATCCCGACGACGGTGCCCGTGGGCGCCCCGGGGATGTTCCGCCCGGGTGTCGGCGCGGCGGCGGGCCGGTTCATGCCGGGCGCGGCGGTCGGCATCGGCGCCGGGTCGCTCGCCTACATGGGGTTGAACGCGGCGGGTGTTCCGGGCGCCGGTGACCTGTCGATGGTGTTGGGCTCGGCAGCCGCCGGGGCGACCATGGGCGCCCCGGCGGGCCCGCCGGGGATGATCGTCGGCGCGCTCGCGGGCGCGACGTTCGGCGGCCTGGTGGCAGGGTTCAAGCGGTTCCAGGGCTCGGGTGAGGTCGAGTCGCTGGAGAAACGCGTGCAGGCCTCCACGGACCGGCTGGCGGCCGGGTTGACCGACCAGGCCCGCGGGCGGATCGAGCGGGCGACACGGGACCTTGAGGCCGTGCAGGCGCGGGTGCTGCGCGCCCGCGGGGTGACGGGGACGGTGCAGACGGGCGTGAACCCGCTGACCGGTGTCCGGATCGGGCCGAACCAGGCGGAGAACACCGGGCAGCGCCAGATCGCGGGGCTCGCCCGCACCCAGGGCTTGGCGGTCGCACAAGAGTTCACCCGCGGCCTGAACGCCGGCGCGCGGAACATCACCCAAGCGGACCTGTGGAAGGCGACCACCAAGCGCTTCGACGCCCTGTCCGCGGAGGGCCGTGTCGCCGGCGCGCGGACGCTGATCAAGTGGGCCCAAGGTGCAGAAGAAGCGGGCCGTGTGCCGAAGGGCACCGCTGATCGCCTCGTCGCGGACCTGCGCCGCAAGTACGGCGAGCTGGAGGCCGACCTCCCCAAGAGCGCCCGGAAGGCGGTGCAGCAGTTCAACGCCGAGCTCGCCTCGAAGAAGGCGACCGCCGGCTTCCAGTCGGTCGCCGACGGGCTGAAGGATGCGTTCTCGGATGCGCCGCGGTTCACGAAGACGACGATGGACAACGTCGGCCGCCAGTACGCCCGCGCGATCGACTTCCTCACCGACAAGACCAAGACCGGCACCGCGCAGCAGCGAAAGGACGCCCGCGAGGCGCTGGTGAGAGTGAAGGCGGCGTGGGAGCAGGTCGGCGACGCGAACCGCAAGCTCGGCCGCTCCTATGACGCGCCGCGGACGGCGGTCGGTCGGCTCCGGTTGGCGATGGAGGGCGCATCGGCGGCGACGATCCGCGTGTGGTCGAACACCGCCGCCGCGGTCGAGCGCTCCACGAACGCACTCGCCAAGAACATCGAGGACGCCGCCGACCGGATCACGCGCGCCGGGCGGCGCACACGCGGGCCCGCGGCGCCGGGCGCCGCGGGCGGCGGGTTCACGGGGGTCACGCCGGGCCGCTACACGGGCCGTGACCCGTACATGCTGCGCGTCGACGGCGACGAGGCGATCCTGAACCCGCGCCAGCAGGAGATGGTCCCCGGCGGCCGGGCGACGTTGACCCGGATCTTCGCGGCGACCGGAGGGCAGATCGCCGCGTACGCCCGCGGCGGCTATGTGAACCCGCTGCCGGGCGGATCATGGTCCGGCGGCCCGGACGCACACCGGGCCCGCGCCATGGGGAACTGGCAATCCGATGATGCCTGGGACATCTTTCCGCGCGGCGACGATCGCGTGTACGCGGCGTTCCCGGGGACGATCCCCCGGATCTCTCCGTTCTCCAGCAACGGCCAGACCTGGGGTTACGGGGTCTACCTCTCAGGCGCGCCCGGTCAGCTCTACTACAAGCACCTCAAATCGGTGTCGGTACGCGCCGGTCAGTCGGTCTCAGCGGGGACCGTCCTCGGTGTGCTCGGGGACGGCGTGAACGGCGGCAAGCACCTGCATCTGGGCGCGAGCCCGGTGGGGCTCCTGTCGATGGTCCGCGGTGGCGGGTCACCGGGAACCGCCGGAGCCCCAGACGATGCGTCTCAGAACGGCCCGGGCCGCGGCGAGCCGAACCTCACACCCAGCCAGGAGCTCAAGAAGGCGCTGGGCGCCGCCGGCATCACCGGGAAGGCGGCCACCGGCATCGTGAACCGTGTCGGTCAGGCCGGCGCTGATGTCGCCGGGTCAGTGACCGCACGCACCGGCGGCGGGGACCTCGCCGGCCAGCGCGCGGGTCTGTCCGCCGCCGGCGGCTACCTGCGGCCCGGCGCCGGTTCGCGTGTCTCACCCGAAGACGAGGATGCCGCGATCGAGCAGGCGACGATCGCCGCCGAGAAGCGACACCTGGAACGCGACCTGCGCCTCGTGGAGGCCGCCCTGCGCAAGATCACCGGGCGGATCACCGCTCTGCGCCGCGACGAGAAACGCCTCGTGAAGATCAAGAAGAAGACCGCCGGGCGCACCCGCGCGCTCGCCGCCGTCCGCAAGGGGCTGAAGTCGCTGCGCGACAACCAGCGCGCCCTCCTGGAAGCCCACACCCACATCCGGGCGCGGCTCGCGGAGATCGGCGAAACGCAGGCCGCGTTCGACGCCGAGGGCCTCCTCGGCACCATCGATGTCGGCGGGGAATCGCTCAGCGTCGTCGATGCCGCCGAGGCGATCGGCGATGTGATCTCCGACGCCGGACGCGACGACTCCCTCCAGGACAAGCAAGCCGCGAAAGCCGGTGTCGAAGAGGCCCGGGCCGCGGGGATCACCAACCCGGAAGAGATCCAGGCCCGCTCCGAGCGGGCCGTGCTGATCCGCCGCAAGAACGAAGTGGAAGCCCTGGCCGCCCAGGTGAAAGCGATCCTCGACCAGCTGCTCGCCGACCGCGCCCGGCTGATGCGCGCCTGGCAGTCGAACTACCAGCAGCTCGGGAAGATCAACAAGCGCAAGCGGCCGGCGGCGTGGGCGAAACGCCGCGACGCGATCCTCCGGATCAACGCCGCCCTCGAGCTGCTCGACTCGCGTGAGGACGCCCTGCGCTCCCAGCACGCCGACCTGCAGGCCCAAGCGAACGAACTCGGATTCGACATCGGCGAGCTCGACGCCCGGATCGAGGAGCTCCCCGACCAGGTCGCAGACACCCCCGACCAGGCTGGCGCCGACCCGGGCACAAGCCCAGCGGACGCCGCCGCGCTCGCCGCCGCCCAACGCGACGCGGGCCTCGCGAACGCGTTCATCCGGGCCGCGTTCTCCCCCGGCGACATCGGCTCGGGTGGGTTCTTCGCGATGGGCGCCGCCGGCGGGGTGATCAACATCAACACGCTGATGCCCGGCGACCCGCGTGTCCTTGAGGAGCTCGGGCGGGCGGTGTCCGCCGCCGGCTGGGCCTCCGGGCCGATCCTGTCCAAGTCGACGCTCACGGGGCTCTAGGTGCTGATCACTCTCACGCCGCTCGGAGGCACTGAATACATTCTCATCGCCGAGGATCACTCGACCCCGTTCGTGTTGCAGGCCCAGGACTGGGGGAACGCCGCCTGGGAGCACACCTATGCCGGTTCGCGCGGCACCCAAGGCGCTCGGCCCGCCCAGGGGACGCTGCCCAACCGCACCGTCCGTCTGCAGCTGCGCCTCTACGGGCAGTCCACGGATGACATGGCCGCCAAACAGGCCGAAGTCGAGGCGGTGATGGACGCGCTGCGCCGCCGCGGCGGGTGGATCACACGCCGCGCCCACGGACAGACCCACCGCCAGCACATGGAGGTCCTCACCACCGCCGGCCTGAACGCCGGCGAGTGGACGACGCTCACCGACACCCGCTACCTGCTGTCCCCGATCCTGGAGTTCGTCTGCGCGCCGTACGCGCTCGGCGAGCCGATGGCGTGGACGGAGACCGCCGCGACGCTGCTCCCGCGTCTGGTCGCAGAGGTCGGCTCCCTCACGAACGTGTCGGTGTCCGGCGAGGTGCTGCGCATCACCTCGACCGACGTTCACCTGCTGCTCGACCAGCGGGGCGGCTACGAGTTCGGCGACGTGCAGATGTCCGCGCGCATCTACCCCGGGTCCACGTCGGCTGGTGATCGCCGGTGGGGGCTGATCCTGCGCTACATCGACGACGACAACTGGTTGGCGGTCACCCTGGAGCAGGTGTCGGGCACCGGCTACGCGCGCATCCGCTCGTGCATCGGCGGCGCGCAGACGGTCCTCGGCGGCGCGACCCTCACGAGTTCGCTCACGGTGCATGCCGTGGAGGGCGGCTGGCTGGTCGGCCGACTGGACGCGGAGCGTGTCCAGGTGCAGTTCCTGGCGGGTGCGAATCCCCCGGCATCTCCGTGGGTGACCTCGGAAGGCGCGACCGTGACGCTCACCGGCACGGAGCTCACAACCTGGGGCCCCGGCACCGAGGGCCGCGTCGGCGTCTACGCGGACCCTCAGGACGCGAACGGTGTCGGCGGCTGGCACACGGTGCGCTGCCAGCCGCTGGTCACGATCGGGACCGGCGCAAGCCCACTGCACAAGCAGGCGTTCCCACTGCGCATGAACATCCCCGGGACCGCGCCTGCGCTCGCCGAGGTCGCGGTCACCCGCGACAACGCGTCGACCGGCGGCGCGCCGACCTTCGGCCTCATCGGTTGGGCGAGCCGGCGCGGAGGGTGGAACCGCTGCGGCATGGGTGACTTCGGCGGGTCGCTCGGGACGGGGCTCACCACCGGATGGGTCGTGTCGGCGGTCACCGGCATCACGGCGGCCGCCACGTCGCTCACAGCCGCGGCGGCCGGTGAACGGGCGACCCTCGTGCTCACCACCACCACGAGCAGCGGCGCGGCGTATGCCCTCGCCGACGAGTTCCGCGTCGGGCGCACCTACCGGGCCCGCTGCGAGGTGCTCCTGTCGGCCGGCTCCCCCGTCGTGCGGCTCGCCCTCGGCAGGAACGGCGACCTCGCTACCTCCGGGGCGATCACCGCGACCTCCGCCTGGCAGGAGGTCACCGTCGACTGGACACCCGCCGCAGATGCCTACGGCGGCGCGGACTTCCCGCACGTCGCGATCCGGTCGAACTCGACCGCGGGCGGCACGGTCAGCGTCCGCCGCGTGCGCGTCTACGAGCTCGACGACCCGCCGACACTCGCCACCCAGACCGAGGGACGCCACGGACGCCCGCCGCTCGGTGTCGTGCCCTACGGCGGCGGCGGCTGGCTGGTCGAATCATCCAGCGGCGGGACCCTCGGCTACACGACCTCCGGTGTCAGCGCCCTCCTGCCGGCGTCCGCGAACATGACCGCGATCAGCGGCGCCGGGAGCCTGGCCGTCTCGTGTCTGATCGACCCGGCGCTCGCAGGCCCCGACGACTACGCGGCCGGATCGATCGATGTGGACGTGTGGCTGCGTGCCGCGATCGCCTCCACCGTGGTCTCACCGCGGGCCGCGGTCTGGGCGATGCACCCCCGTGGATCGGTGTCGTCAGACGCGCTCGGCATGCGCCGCATGGTCGCGTCGTGGGGGGCCGCCGGTAAGCCGCTAGCGGCGAACACCCACTACAGGTTGTCGCGGGTCGGGCCGGTGAGCGTGGACATCGACCCGGGGGACCCCGCCCCGTGGCGTCTGGTTGCCACGCTGTCGTGGGCGGCGGGCTCATCGGGCACCGTGAACCTGAACGGCTTGATCCTCGTCCCCGCCCGAGCGCGTGCCCTCACCCCCACGGGGCTCACGTTGAGCGCGGGCGGCTATCCCGCGTTCATCGGCGCGGCAGGCGGCGACGGGCGCACCATCACAAAGCGGGTCCGCTCGGACCTGTCGGGGGCCGTGGTGGCGCCACCGTCACGTGGCGCCTACGGCGATTCGGGGCTGGGCGGGTCGCTGATCGAGTTGCCGACAGGCGCGGTCGATCTGCTGGTCATCACCGGAGACCAAGTCCCCGATGATCCCGCGCCGGCGGCCGCGAACGTCGGCCACCCGACGCATCTGGCGGTGGCGGTGTCCCCCACCCCCCGCTGGGGGCACCTGCGTGACTGACCCGGCGATCAGCTACCCGGCGCACGCGGTCACACCGCGGCCGGTCGAGGAAACCGTGATCCTCCGCGGCGAGGGCGGCCAATGGATGCACGTCGGCACCGACGCCGCCCGCGGTATCTGGCATGAGGGCTTGTCGCTGTCCGCGGACCGCGCGGGCCCCTCTACGTGCAGCTTCACGCTGCGCCGCGACCCGCGCGTCTCCTGGCCGGACCTCGCCCCGTTCAACGAGTGCATCGCCGAGATCGGCGGGGTGCGGGTGTGGTCGGGGCGCATGCGTGAAGCGCCTGGACAGTCGGGGGCGTCGAACACGATCGCGTTCACCGGGTCGGGCTGGCAGTCGCACCTCGACGACGACCTTATGGCGTACGGGTGGGTGCATTCGCGCCTCGGTGACTGGCGGGACTGGAACTCGTTCCCGCAGATCGTCTACGGCACCCGCGCCCCGTACGGCCTCGTCGCGGGCAGTGACGGCGGCGAACTGCGCGCCGGATGGTCACTGAGTCAGGTCATCAAGAACGACAGCGGGGTCGGCTTCATGATCGACTTGGGGCAGCATCACCCGCCCGCGAAATACATCGTGGCGCAGGTAAGCATGGATGCCCCGAACCCGTGGACCAACATCTACCTCCGTGGCACGACGGGCGGGCTCATGCTCACCGCGCCGGTGTACGACGCTGTCATCTACGGCACCGGATCGCTGACCGCCAGAGTGAAGACAACACTGACCGGGACGTTCTCCACCGCCTGCCGCTACGTCTCGCTGTTCGTCTACCGGCCGGGTGGACTCGGCGACCAGACTGCAACGACCGAACACGTCCTGCGCATCCACCGGATCACGCTGTTCAGCGACCCCGCCGACGTTTCGGCCGGGGAGTCCGTCCTGAAGGCGTCCACCGTGATCGGCGAGGTTGTCGGCTCCGGGCGCCTGCCGCAGCTGTCCACCGACACGAGCCGCATCGAGGCGACGAGCTTCAACATCCCCGACTACTGGCCGACAGGGCACCGCTCACCACGCGAACTGATCGAACCGGTGAACGCCTTCCACGACTACGACCTCGGCGTCGATGTTGACCGGCGGGTGTTCTTCAGGGCCCCGGCGTCGGCGGCTTCGCTGGAGGTGGGTGCCTGGTCGGGCGCCGAGTTCACTGATGCCTCGGCGGGGTCCGGCGAGGACGTGTTCAACAAGGTGATCGTGTCGGCCACCGACGCGACCGGGCAGCAGGTCGAGGTGGTGCGCACCGCCGCGACCGCGGTACCGGAGCTGGCGTCGGCGGTGATCGTCCCGGGCTTCCCAGACGGCGGCTTCGAGACCGGATCGACCGGCTGGACCCTGAGCAACGTGGTGCGAAGCAACTCGTTCGGGGCACACAGCGGCTCGTGGGCTCTCATCAACAGCACCAACGTCTCACCGACCGCCACGGTCACCGCGACCGGCCTCATCCCCGGGATGCGTTACGCGCTGCGCTTCTGGTGGCTGCGCAGGCTCGCGGCCGGTGGCGGAGCAATCGGCGCAGCGACGGTCACCATCGGCGGGGTCGTCTACACCATCCCGAACCATTCCGCGTTCGATGTGTGGGACCCGGTGGAGATCGCCTTCGACGCGCCGTCGCCGTCAACCTCGATCGTGTTCAGTCTCCCCCACACCGCGGCGAACGGGCGGATGGTCGACGGGGTGCGCCTTGAACGGCTCCAGGTGAACGTCGTCGACCGCCAGGGCTTCGCTCGCGCCCAGCGCCTACCGATCTCCGCGCCGCTCACCGTCGCCGCCGCCGAAGTCCTCGGGGATGTGTGGCTGCGTAACCACATCCGCACCCCCCTCAAAGGCAGCGTCACCGTCACCGGCCAAGGCGGCGTGCGGGAAGCCCTCGGAGGGGCACCCGTGCACCCGGCTCATCTCCTGCTGCGCGTCGGGGAGGTGATGCGGCACACGGGAATGGCGGACCCCGACACAGGCGCATGGGGCCGCAACGGGCGTATCGCGTCGGTGTCCTACAGCGCCGGCCGGGCGACCGTCGAACTCGACAACGAACGCCACCGCCTCGAAGCGCTCATCGCCCGCTACGCGGCCCTCGCCGGGCAGGTCGGATAGTGAGCGGACTCCCCCCGCCCATGGACCCCGCCATCGGCGTCGCGGTCCTGATGGAGCAGCTGCGCGGCATCGACCGACGCCTGGGCGGCATCGAAGCCGACGTCGCCGAGGTGAAGACCCAGGCGAAGCTCACCAACGGCCGCGTCAGCGCCCACGACATCGCCCTCGCCGAACAACGCGGCGCCTCAGAGGCCCTGGCGAAGGCGACCGCCGCGAACCGGGACCGCGCCGACCGGCGCTTCACCCGCGCCGCCTGGGCGGTCTCCCTCACCTTCACCGTGCTGATCGCAGTCGTCGGCTGGCTGCTCGCACACCTCACCTAACCGCCGCCCGCCCCTCTCCTCTCACACCCACCCGAACCTCGGGAGGCCCACCCATGCGCATCAACGCCACAACCATCATCACCATCGCCGAACAGGACATCGGCCAGGAAGAGACCGCCGGGGCGAATCGTTCCCCCTGGCTCGACCCGATCCAACGCCGCGTCTCCGAAGCCCACGGCTGGGCCGAGGACTTCCTCATCGGACAGCCCTGGTGCGGCACCTGGCTCTGGAACGTCTACCGGCGCGCCGGCTTCCCCGCGTCCGACAACCCCGGCCACCCGTCCACCGAGACCATGTGGGCCCGCGCCACCGCCGCCGGGACGCTGACCGACACGCCAGTCCCCGGTGCCGCGATCGTGTGGCGCGGCGTCCACACGGGGCTCGTCGTCGCCGTCGACGCCGCGGCGGGGGTGGTGCACACGATCGAAGGAAACAGCAGCGACGGTGTCCGCCGCCGCGTGCGCGCGCTGCGCGGCAACCACCGCTACATCGTCCCGAAGGGCCTCACCCAGGCGCCACCGACCCGCATCGAATACTGGCTGGAGGACCTGCGGGCCCAGTACCGCGTCGTCGGGCCGTGGCGAACGAAGGTGATGCGCGACCGCCAGCTGAAGGCCCTCGCCCCCGCGGTGCGCCGCGACGCGAGCCCCGTCACGACCGGCGACGGCCGCTACGCGATCCGCATCGGCCAGGCCCGCCACATCGGCCCCTGGTCCAGCGAGGCCGCCCGCAAGAAGGCGCAGCCGATCTGGGAGGCCCGCCGCGGCCGCCGCCTGCGCGCCTGGAACAAGACCCGCCGCGTCCCCGCGGCAACCCGCCCCGCCGGCGCCCCCGAGGCGCTCGGCCGCACCCAGTAGAGGAGCACACCATGAGTCAGCGCATCACCATCGGATTCGGAACCATCCTCGGAACCATCGGCGCCCTCGCCGGCGTCCTCATCCCCATCCTCGGCCAGCTCGCCGACGCCGCCGAGCCGCTCGGCGTCCCCGGCAGCGTGTGGGTCATCGCGTCCGCAATCCTCGCCACCGCCGTCGTGATCGGGCGAATGGGCCAGGCGATGGCTCAGACGATGGCCGGCGTCCCTGCGATCGACGACGCCGACCCGGCGCTCCTCGTCGACGAAGAGCCTGTGGAGCCGACCGACGTGCCGCCGCGGTGAACCCCGACCCGCAGTTCCGGGCCTGGTTCGACCGGATCAGGCCCGAACTGGAAGCCGCCCGCGATCAGCTTGCCGCCGAGCTCGCGGCGTTGCCGATCGACGCGGGCTTCCTGTGGGCGGCGTACACGAAGGCGCGTGTCGGCTGGGCGGAGCATGACGGCGGGATCGTGCACATGAACGACGCGCAGCTCGCCCTGGAGGAACGCGGCGAGCTGCTGGACTTGGTCGTCTACCGGGCGGCGCGGCTCAGCGCGTAGACCGTCTGCCTGGACACGCCGGACAGGCGGGCGATCTCTGTGATCGCCAGCCCGGCGTCTCGGGCGGCCGGGAGCCACGCGGCCAGGTCGACCATCGCCTCCGCCCGGATCGACTCTCCCGCCTCGCGGCGCTGGCGGATGCCGTCCAGCGCGCCGACCACCGACTCCGGGTGGACCGGAACGCCCTCCTTCGGGCGTCCGGTCGGGTCGGCGTTCCGGGCGACCGCCGTGAGCTCATCCCGGATGGTGGTCATGACGAGTAGAGCGCGCCGCGCTTGGCTGCCGCCGCGGTCGCGTATGGGCCGTGGACGCGAATCCGCATCGCCGCGATCGCGGAGCCAGCCTCGGAGCCGGTCCTCTGAATCCAGGCGCGGAGCGCTTTCCGCGCGGCGTCCTCGCCATGCCACGGGCCGACGGGCGGCGACGGCGCGTCGCCGTACAAGCCGAAGCGCTGAATGGTGAACCAGTCGTTGCTGCCAGACATCGCGATTTCGGTGGTAGCGTGGTCTGCGGTCATCAGGGGTTCCTCCTGGTGTCTCGTGGGGGCGGCCGTTGCGAGCGGCGCGCCCCCTCTCTCTGTGTCTAGGACCATACACGCTCGCCGGGAGTCGTGTCAAGCGCTAGACACAGAGAGGGCGCGGCGACGGATGAGACCGGCTAGGGCCGTCCACTCGTACTTGCACGCACCGCACCGGTAGAACCGGATGATCTGCTTGCGGCCGGCGATGGCGCGCAGCAGCGCCCACAGTCCGAGGGTGAGGATCGTCGCGAGCCAGAAGCCGGCGCCGTGGCGTTTGGTGGCCTTGCGTTTCTCTTGCGGCTCGAGGCCGGGGTTGATGGTGTGGCAGTTCGGGCATTCGATGCCCTGTTGTGTGGTCACCGTGTCTCCATCGTCGTGTCCCAGGGGGATGGTCTCATGCGCCCCGGGTGTCTCTCCCCGGTGAATCCGCTTTCTACGTGGTGCAAACCAGACTGATGGGCGTGCCCTCGATGAACCGCTTTGCCTCCGGGCACGGCCCGTAGACCGTGGAGTAGTCCGCCAAGTCGCCGACCGGCTCCGCGGCGCGCGTGTAGATGCCCGGCGCCCACTCGATCGCCTTGCGCGGGAACGGGGAGCCAGCCTGCATCTGCTCTATCGCCCACGCCGGGAGGCCTACTTGCGCGGTCGTCACGACACGCGGGAACGGCCCGGACGCCGGCTCAACAGGGCGGTTCTCGGCTGCGGGTGCGGGCTCGACCACTGTCTCTTCAATCACCTCAACCGTCTCAGTGACGGTGGCGGTGCGTTCTGCGCTGTTCCCGCTGCATCCGGCGGCGGCCATCACCGCGATGACGGCGAGCCCCGCTATCCATGCGCGCATCCGTGTGCCCCTCCGGGTGGTGTGGTGTGGTGAGCGGACGTTCTCACGCGCCGCGGACGTGTGCGTGGTGGGGACCGTCCGGGGCGGGCGGCATAATCGAACGCCCGTTCGACGGAGAGGGAGGCGGAGATGGAGCAGGAAGCGACTGCCGGGCTCGCGAGCGACGACCAAGACGAGCGCCGCCGCGCCGCGCTCGGCATGCTCGGGCATGTGTGCGCGGCGCTCGCGGAGATCATCGGGCCCGGCGACCCGGCGTGCGAGCGTCTCCAGCGCGCCGCGGCTGACCTTCTCCCTCATCGCGAGCGAGGCCTTGAACCTCTCCCAAGCCCCGCGACTGCTTCGCGTCGGTCCACTCGCCTGAAGGACCGCCCGCTGATGCGGCGGGTGAAGTAGCCGGCTCGGAGAGCAAGTCGGCGACGCTCACCCCGAGACCGTCGGCGATACGGGCGAGGGTCTTGCGGGTCGGGTTGGTCTGGCGGTTCTTCACGCGCCGGAGCTGGCTGGGATCCATCTCGATGCGCTCGGCGAGCTGAAGGAGGCTCAACCCCTGCTGCTCCATGAGCTCGCCGATGCGTGCCCCATGAGTGGTTTCAGCCATGTCTAGCACGGTCTCACACGTCCTAGGGCAGCGCTAGGACACAGAAGTACGCCGGACCTCTTGACCCTAGGTATTAGGTGTCCTAGGATGCGCGCATGTTGAACGGCGAGAAGGTCAAAACGCTCCGCAAGCAGGCCGGCTACTCGGCCGCAACACTCGGAGCCAGGGTCGGGGTCACCGGCCGACAGATCCGCCGCTACGAGGCAGAGGCCAGCCAGCCAAGCGTGGGTGTCGCCCAGCGGATCGCTGAGGCGGTCGGCGTCCCTGTCTCCCATCTGCTCCATGTCCCGGAGGCTGCCATGCCTTCCACGGGCCGTGGAGAAACCCACGCCGACCGAACCGCTGCTGTGGAAGGCAGCCCGGTCGGCGCTCACCAAGGAGTGTAGATCATGGCCGCACAGAACCGCGGGGGACGACCGAAAGGCGCCGTCAACCCGCACGGCGTGCACGACCTCGGCATCCTCGACCTCGTCGAGGCGGCCGCCGAGCAGCGCGCCGCCGCCCGCGCCCTCGCGCACGCGATCCGCCGCATGGCTCGCGCGAACGCCTACATGGCACGCGCCCACGCTCGCATCACCACCGGCTGGGCGCGCGACCACGGCGACGACCTCGACCCCACCCCTCTCGCCGAGATCGTCCCGTTCACCCGCGACCACCTCGCCGCGGCATGAGCGGGGTCCGCTACATCACCGAGCGGGAACTCATCGCGCAGATCGAAGCCGCGCACGCCGGCTTCGACGACGCCACCGATGCCGACGACGCCTACTTCGGCGACGACCGCGAGTGGGACGCCGTCGACGAACTCGAAGCGCGAGAGATCGAAGAGGACCGCGAGTACGCCGACCACCTCGCCGACGTGCGGGAGGGACGGGCATGAGCGACCAGCCCAAGACCCCCGTCGAGCGGTGGCAGGCGAAGGTCGACGCCGAGACGGCGGCGCTGCGCGCCGAGTTCGAGCAGCGGTACGCCGGGAACACCGACCAGGAGATCGCCGAGCGCGCCGCGCAGGCCATCGCGAAGTTCGGGAGGCCGCAGTCATGAGCGCCCTCGGCTACGACCCCCACGGGACGTTCGCGGCGCTCGACGAAGAGCTGGAGCGCCTCGACGCCAAGCTGCCGACCACCATGGGCCAGGACTGCTCCTGGTATCGCGCCCTGGTCGGGAAGCCGTGCGGTGAATGCCCGCGCTGCGAACGGGAGGGACTGTCGTGAGCGCGGACATTCAGACGCTGACCGCGGCGGTCGAGAAGCTCGCGAAGCTGGAACTGCTCGCGAAGCAGCTCCCGGACCAGCTGCAGCAGGCGCGTGACGCCGTGCAGGACGCCTACCAGCAGCTCGGCATCACCCCACCCGGGGTGAACGGCGGCGGCGGGAAGAGGCGCCCACCGGGTGAGACCACCGCGGCGATCCTCGACGCGCTGCCCGCCACCGCCGCCGAGTTACGCGTACGGCTCCCGCACATCCCCGCGTCGAGCATCCACACGACGCTGAACAACCTCGTGAAGCGCGGGGAAGTCGTGAGGTCCGGCGAGATCGGGTCCAGGCGCTACGAGCAGGCTGGTGAGTCGTGATGGACGCCCCCCTGCAGAACTGGCATCACGCCCCCGAGTCGCTGGCGGTGTCCCCCCCGGCGCCGCCGGCGCCCCCCGCCACCATCGTGTGGATGCGGGAGGCCCCCACCTACCGGCACCCCAACCAGCCGGCCGTGGAGCACTCGCCCGCGTTCCGGGTCGTCGCCACCGCGTTCGCGTTCGTGGCGACGCTCGCGATCGTCCCCGGCGTCGCGGCATGGTTGGCGGGAGGCATGTCGTGACCCGCACCATCTCCCACACGGAGCTGCGGGCCCTCGCGATCTGCGAAGCGCAGTGGGACTACCGGTACGGCGGGACGCTCGCAGGTGACGCCCTCAAACCCCGTTCGGCGACACCAAGGATGCGTGAAGGCCGCGCGTGGGGCCGTGCCGTCGCCGCATGGCACGCCTCCGACCGGGACGTCAACGGCGCGAAGACAGCCGCCCGCCACGCACTCATGGACGCCTTGCAGGACGACGCCGACGAGCAGCGCGCAGCCGGCGTCTACGACATCGACGCCCACGACGCGATGAGCGAACACCTGCTCTCGATCCTCGACCACTACACGTACACGTCCACGCGGCTGCCGATCGACCGCGCCGAACACGAACTCGTCGCCGCCGTCCCCTCACGTGGCGGCCGGCGCGCCTCCACCCGCTACCGGTACTCAGGGTTCGTCGACGGCATCCACACCGACGCCGACGGCCGCCATTGGATCGTCGAGTTCAAGCTCCGCGCCACGCTCTCCCCGCTCGACCAGCTCGCCCTTGACCGCCAGGGCCGACGGTATGCGTGGGCATGGCAGCAGACGACCGGGACACCGGTCGCCGGGGTGATCTACGACGAACGGCTCAACGACGCCCCCAAGCCCGCACGCGTCCTCGCATCCGGGAAGGTGTCCGCCGACAAGAGCCAGCGCACCACCGCGCAGCTCTACGCCTCCGCATGTGCGACCGCCGGCCATGACCCGGACCCTGACACGCTCGCCGCGTTGAAGGCTCGCGTGTGGCAGCAACGGCACCGCATCATCTTCCGGCCCGGCGAGCTCGCCGAAACCGGTGCCGAGTTGACGGCCCTCGCGCGCCGTGTCGGCGAGCTCGACGCCGGCCGCATGCCGATCCGCACGCCGCATCCCGCGCACTGCCGCGGCTGCCCGTACCGCGACATCTGCCCGAACCCCTCTGACAGCTCGCTGGTCGACGCCCTCTTCGAGCGCGTCCCCGCGAAACGAGACCGAATCTTGGAGCCCGCATGACCCCGCCCGTTTTCGTCGAGCCCACCAGCGTGGACCCGACCCTCAACATCCTCCTCTACGGCCCCCCCGGGTCCGGGAAAACCGTCGGCGCCCTCTCAGCGCCCGGCCCCGTCCTCGTGTTGAACGCGGAAGGCCCCGGGGGCTTGCGTAAGTCCCGGGAGATCTACGGCGACGGCAAGGTCCGTGAGATCGCCGTCACCGGCCAGCAGACCATCGACGACGCCTACCTGTGGCTGCGCGACGGCGGCGAAGGCACCAAGACCGTCGTGATCGACACCGTCGGCGAGCTCTACCGCATCCTCCTGGAGGAGCAGGGCGGGGACGCCCCTCAGATCCAGCATCACGGCAACGTGAAGACGATCATCGAACGGTTGGTGCGGGCGTTCCGCGACCTCCCGGTGAACTTCGTGCTGGTGTGCCATGAGGAGATCGTCACCGACGCGACCACGGGGGAGGCGATCCACCAGCCGTTGACCGGCGGGAAGAAGCTGCCGCCGATCGTGACCGCCCAGGTCGATGTCATCGGCTACTGCGGTGTGCGGATCCCCGAGAACGGCGACCCCGAGTACCTCGCGCAGCTGGTGTCCGCCGCTGGGCGTATCGGGAAGGACCGCTCCGGCCGGCTCGGCACGACACGCCGACTGAACCTCACCGAGTGGGTGTCCGCTGCGACACAGCCGACGGCCGCGAAGGCCACCGACACGGCCAAGAACTCCGAGCGGAAGGCGGCCTGAGGATGGGCGTGAGACTGAACATGCAGGGTGTGGAACCCCAGCAGGGAGGCGGCGGCCCGCTGCCCGACGGCGACTACATCGTCCGCATCACCGCCGCCGCCGAGCGGCGCGCGAACAGCGGCACTCAGGGGTTCGAGTTCGAGATGGAAGTGCTCGTCGGCGAACACCAGGGCCGCAAGGTGTGGGACCGGCTGTGGTTCACCGACAAGACCAAGGGGATGGTGCTGTGGCGGATGGAGTGCGCCGGCATCAAGGTCCCCGACGGCGACTTCACCCTCGAGCCGGACCACTTCATGGGGAAACGCGTCCAGATCACGACGCGCCTGGAGGACTACCCGGCGAATGACGGGTCGACCAAGCAGCGGGCGGAGGTGAAGGGCTGGAGTCCGCCGCCGTCCGGGAGTAACGGGATGGCGGGTGACCCGTTGGCGGCAGACCCTGGTAGTGCGGCTCCGCCGCCCGGCGACGACGACATCCCGTTCTGATGGCTGGCGGCGATCAGGCCCGGGAGGCGCTCACGGGCGCGCCTCGCACCGTGGTGCCACACGGTGAGGGCCCGTCGAGCGCCGGGGGTCGCCCTCTCCAGACCCCCAACGCTCCGGACACACCCACACCGCCCCGCTACGCCACCGAAGCCGACATCCCCTCCCTCCTCGCCGAGGTCGAACGGGAACGCGAGCTGCGCACCGACTGGTTCGAGCGGTGCCGCAACGCTGAGGCGGAGCGCAACGTCCAGCGGATTCGCGCCGAGAAGGCCGAGGCGCTGCTTTCAGCCGTCAGAGGGTGGGCCTGCTCGTGCCCGCGCCTCGCCTGCGGATGCGTGCGAGAGGTGATGGAGATCACGAGGCCGTCTGCCGCGAGGGAGGAAGGGTGACCACCCAGGCGTCCCTCTACCGCGGCGACATGTTCAGGATCGGCGACGACTCCGCCCTCGCCGCGGATGTCGCCAAGCATGGCTGCCGCTGGTTCGCATTCATCGGCAGCGTTAGATGCGACGAATGCGGCAGGTCCATCCGGGAGCACGAAGGCGATCTGCGCACCGACCCCGCGGCCGACATGTTCAGCGGCGACTGGGTCGGGATGCTGTTCACCTGGTCGTCGCTGCCCGACCGCCTCACCGACGCTGAGGCGCCAACCGCGCTTGGACCGGGTGGCGGCGACCCAAGTCAGGACGGCCGCGGCTTGCATCGCCCCGCAGACGACGACGATCTGCGCGTCGTTGAGGAGACGAACGTTCCCGCCACCTACCAGCGGGACTGGAACAACGAGTTCGTGCACCGCATCGTCCTCAGGGTGCGCCAGGAGCAGGCCCGCGCCGCGAAAGCCGAGCGTGAGGCCGAGGTGTGGACCCAGATGCATAACGACCAAGAGGACGACCGTTATGCCGCCGTGGACGACCGCGACAAGTGGAAGGCCCGCGCCGAGAAAGCCGAAGCGGCGCTGGCGGGTGTGCGTCGGGCCATCGACGAGCACCTGAGCACGCCTGCCTTCGCATCGTGCAGCGGGTGGACCGAATACCTCATCGCTGTCCTCGACAAGCACGGCTACGGGGCTGCCGAGTGAGCGAGAACCTGCCGCGCCCGGGACAACTCTGGATTTCGTGCGGGGAGATCATCCGCACGAAACACGAGATCAGGCCCGGCGTCTGGGCTATCGAGTGGCTATCCACCGCGCCCGCAGGGACGATCAGGGACTTCGATCCGCAGACGTGGATCGAGGGGCCATACGTGGGATGGCGGTACTCGATCTGCGGTCTGCCCGTTGAAGTGATGGGCGTCTATCACGACGGCATCGACCTCAACGTGGTCGTCAACGGGGAGCCCCATGGTGACCTCGGCTTCGAGTTGAGCCCCCAGAATTACGAACTCCTGCGGCCGCTCGACATGGGAGGGGAGCGATGAGCGAGAACCTCCCCCCGTGGGTCGAAGAAGCCCGTCAGGCGTGGCGCGTGGCCAATGACAACGCAACCCGTGATGGGCGCGTCGCCATCGAGATACTCGTGCGCCTGCATGACGCCGCCGTGGCCCGCGCCGAGAAGGCCAAGGCCGAACGTGACGAGATGATCGACCGGTACCAGGCCGCGATCAGGGAGGCGACGTGACCGTGTGCGCGCCGCGCCCCATCGGATGGCAGGCCGACCACACCGCCACCGCCGCGAACGAACGCACCACCCGCTGGCTCACCTGGACCCGACCCTGCCCAACCTGCTGGGAGCAAGGACGCATCGTCGAATACCTGCCCGACGGCGGCGGCATGTTCCTCGCGCCCTGCCCCCGCTGCGATGGCGACGGCCGCGTCGCGAAGGAGGCCCCGCGATGAACAACTCACAGAGCGTCCGGGAGCTCTCACAGGCGCTCGCCGACGAGCTCTACTGCTGCGGGCACGAGATCTCCAGCCTGGACATCCTCGACGCACTCGCCTCCACCGGTCTGTCGCTCACGCGCGATCGCAGCGGTGCGGCATCGACCGCCTACTTCACCGAGCTCATGCCGGAAGGGGATGACGTTCCGCGATGAGCGACGCCCCGACCACGGAGCTGCCGATGCTCCTCGACTCGCGCACCCTGCGCGACCACTACGGCCTCTCCGACGCGGAGATCGCCAAAGCGTGGCGGCACCTCGACACCTACCGGATCGCCGACGGGCGGCGCATCAAGGTCCGCCGCGACGACCTGGAGGCATGGCTCGAAACGTTCCGCCAGCCCGCCCACTCGCCGATGCACGCCGCATGAGCCCCTCATCGAACATCCGCGCCCGCCTCACCAAGACGCGGGGCACCACCTACCAGGTCCGCTACCGCCCCGGCGGCCGCGAGACCGACTGGGTCAGCGTCGGCACGTTCACGACGATGAAGGAGGCCCGCGCCTGCAAGCAGTGGGCCGACGGTGAGATCGCCGCCGGCCGCCGGCCGAACCTGCGCGCCCACCTCGCCGCCCAAGAGCCGACGACCGTCGGACGGATCGTCGCCGACTACGGCCGCACCCAGACCGAGGCCGCCCAAGCGAAACGCCAGCGGAACATGGTGAAGCGGCTCGGCCGGCTCGCGCACATGCCCGCCGACGAGGTCACCGGGCGCGACATCCAAGCGTGGATCGACCGCCAAGCGGCCGGTGAGCGGCCCCTGGCGGCGTCGAGCATCAGCCAGTACCTCGGCCAGCTGCGCCGCGCGTTCGCGTGGTTCGAGATCACCCCGAACCCGTGCGACTGGGCGCACCTGCGCATCCCCCGCCCCGAGCGCACCGACGACGACACCCATGCCGTCGACCCGCCCGAGCTCGCCGACGTGCAGGCGATGATCGCGTGCGTCACCCCCGCCGCCCATCGCCGCGTCGTGATCCTGGTGGAGGGCACCGGGATGCGGATCTCGGAGGCCCTGCGCCTCACGTGGGGCGACATCGACTGGCGCCGCCAGCGCATCCGTGTCCCCGGCACGAAGACCGGCGCGGCACGCCGCTGGGTGCCCCTATGGGGCGACGCCCAGGCGATGCTGCAGATGACCCCCGTCGAAGACCGCGTCGCGACCCAGCGAATCTTCCCGGGGTCCACCGACAACGCCGTCAGGAACGCGATGGCGCGCGCGTGCAAGGCCGCCGGTGTCCGTCACCTGCACCCGCATGATCTGCGTGACCGGTGGATCAGCCTGTGCGGGCTCGCCGGTGTGCCGCTGCCGTTGATCCGGGAGATGGCGGGGCATCGCGACAACACGACGACCCTCGACATCTACACGGGCCTCATCGTCGCCGAGCCGGCCGAGCGTCTCGCGGCGCTCCGTGACGCGGTCGCGGCGATGAGTGGCCTGAGCGGTGGGACCCCCGTGGGACCTGACACGCCTGCGCGTCCCACGGATTCCGTTGATAGCAGGGCGAACCTGCGAAGTGGAGGATACCGGGATCGAACCGGTGACCTCTACGCTGCCAGCGTAGCGCTCTCCCAGCTGAGCTAA